AGTGGCATGTGGAAATAGCCACCGACATGGAGTTCTTAGTTAATGCCGATGCCAAACTCACAGTAGGTGCTAACCTTGATATATTAGTAGGAGCCAAGACCAAGATATCCACTAATAACGATTTAGACATTGCGTCCGGAGCAGAAACTAAGATTAGCTCTACTTCAGACATAAATCTTGGCAGTGGTGCTGAAGTTAAACTCAACGGTACTAAAATCAATTTCAATGGTCCGAATAACGCAGAAACTGCTGAGGCTGCTGATTTTGTGAAGCCATATGATCTCAGAGACAATCCAGCTACCAGCACAGCAGCCGGTTGGGACAAGCGGTACCAAGCCGGCATTGTGAAAAGCTTCATGAAGCGCATACCTATGCATGAACCCTGGGCATTACATGAGCATAGAGCACCTGACTTATTGACACCGGATAAAACGGATAGGAATACTTAATTATGGCCACAAGACTATACAATCAACAAACAGCAGCACAGCGTTCTGCTACAGTGACTCAGAATCAAGGGCAATTCACCTACAAAGGATTTAGCTCTAAAGAAGCGAATAAGAATTTTAAACTCTACGACATTAATCTTGTCAAGCAGGATTTGATCAATCATTTTTATATCCGCAAAGGTGAAAAGTTGGAAAACCCAGAATTTGGCACCGTGATCTGGGACATGTTGTTTGAGCCATTTACACCCGATGTAAAAGAAATTATAGCCAAGGATGTAGAAGCTATCATAAACTACGATCCTAGATTTGCAGTCACTGAAATTAACATAGACAGCACAGACCAGGGCATGCGTATACAGGCAGACTTAGTGTATATTCCGTTTAATATCACAGAACGTATGACCATGAACTTTGACAAAAACAATAGTGTAATTAACTAAGCAGTTTATTTTTAAGGGTAAATATTGGTATGACCACAACCAGCAGACAAAACAATCTCATACTAAATCAAGATTGGACTCGGATCTATCAGACGTTTAGAAACGCTGATTTCCGCAGCTACGACTTTGAAAACCTGCGAAGAGTTATTATCACATATCTTCGTGAAAACTATCCAGAAGACTTTAATGACTATATAGAATCGTCAGAGTATATGGCACTGATAGATGCTGTGGCATTTCTAGGTCAAAGTCTGGCATTCCGTATAGATCTTGCCAGCCGCGAAAATTTTATTGAATTAGCCGAGACTAAAGAAAGCGTATTACGTATCGCTCGCATGCTTAGTTACAATGCTAAACGTACAGTTGCAGCCAGCGGTTTATTGAAGTTTACAACAGTATCGACCACTGATACTATTATAGACAGCAACGGAAAAAATCTTGCACAACAGTTAATAACTTGGAACGACCCTACCAATGCCAACTGGTTAGAACAGTTTCTCACTGTATTAAATTCTGCCATGGCAGACAACACAGAATTTGGTCGTAGCCAAGGCTCTGCTACTATTCAGGGCATCCCTACAGAACAGTATAGATTTCGTACAGTGACCACTGATGTTCCGTTGTTCTCCTTTACCAAGACTGTGGCCAGCAGAGGCGTGAGCTTTGAGATAGTTAGCACCGCTTTTAAAAACAGCGAAAACATCTACGAAGAGCCACCTGTGCCCGGCAATCAAATGGGATTTATCTATAGAAACGATGGATCCGGTCCAGGCAGTGTTAACACAGGATTCTTTGTGCAGTTTAAACAAGGTACATTAGAATTAGCAGACTTCACAGTTGATGTGCCAACCACTAACGAAAAAATTGCTGTTGACGCAGGCAACATCAACAATGACGATGTATGGTTATTTTCTTTAAATTCATTAGGCGCCCAAATAGAAGAATGGACCAAAGTGTCATCACTGGTAGGTAACAATATTGCCTACAACAGTGTCACTCAAGACATACGTAACATCTATGCCATTAACACCAAAGAAAATGATAATATCGATCTTGTGTTTGCAGATGGCGTCTATGGCAATCTACCTCAAGGGGCTTTCAGGGTGTTTTATAGAACCAGCAATGGATTGTCGTACACCATATACCCTAATGAATTAAGAGGTATTAATATTTCTGTGTTGTACAGAAACAAAAATAATGTTGAGCACACACTGACTATAGGATTAGCTTTACAAAGCACTGTGGCAAATTCAGCTGCATCAGAAGATATAGATAACATTCGTGCCAACGCACCTGCGGTTTACTACACCCAGAATAGAATGATCACTGCAGAAGATTATAATCTAGCACCATTGTTAGGTTCGCAGAATATTGTAAAAATTAAAGCAGTGAATAGAACATCCAGCGGTATTAGTAGAAATTTTGACATCCTTGACGCCACCGGAAAGTACAGCAGTATAAATGTGTTCGGTGATGACGGCTACCTTTATAAACAACAAGACGAATCAATTCTGTCATTTAAATTTACCAGTAGAATAGACATTATTAATTTCATAAGGCGCAGAATAGAGCCAGTATTCACCGAAGCTGAAGTTTATAATTTTTATTTTACAAACTTTGATAAGATACTGTTTACAGATGTTAACACAACATGGCAATCAGTTACCACAGCCACCAGTACAGGCTATTTTAAAAATATCATAGATAATTCTCAACTTAGAGTGGGCAGTTATTCTACAAGTAACTTGAAATATGCGTTAGTTAATGCGGCCGTGAAGTTTGTTCCACCAACAGGTTACAGATTTAAAAAAGGCAAATTAGTAATAGCCAATGCTGCCGATGCTGAACAAACAGAATATATCTGGACAAAGATCGTCAAAGTTACAGGCGACGGTAGTTATGTTAAAGGTCTAGGTCCAATAACTCTCAACGAACCTGTTCCGACTGGCGCTATTGCTCAGCGTATAGTACCGAGATTTGTCAGCGATTTGCCCGTAGCCCTAGAGACTGAAATTGTCAACCAAGTATTCGATAATCAAACTTTTGCACTTCGATATGAAATTACTGAATCTCAATGGAAATTGATAACGTCTAGCAATTTAAATCTCACAAATGATTTTACATTAGGCAAAGCCGGAGACACTACTAACACTAATATTGATAGTTCGTGGATAGTGGCGTTTGTAAAACAGCCCGACAGTTACACAGTTAGAATTAGAAAACAGTCTTATATTTTTGGAAGTGTGAACCAAAATCGATTCTATTTCGATAGCAACGAAAAACGCTACAACGATCAAGTAGGTGCAGTGGTTAAGGATCAAATTAAAGTGTTAGGAATCAACACTTCAAAAGATTTCATCACTCAATTAAAACAAGATGTGCCGTTTGAAGTCAGCGATACAATAAAATTTGATGATGGTTACGAAAGCACTACTGAAATTAAATTAAGTTTTAGAGATTCGGACGACGACGGGGTTATAGATAATCCAGAAGCATTTGAAAACATTGTTGGTCTAAATCAGGATTTAAATTTTTTATTCTTCCTATCATCAAACGACATATACGGAACAAAAATTCGTACTTTGATAGACAACTCAACAGATCTAATTCTAATTAGACCAAAAGAAGCAGGAATTGATTTTAATGACACTGTGACCTACCCCGATCAGCAGTTGATATATTTTTATGACTCTGCCGAAGATATAGTAAAACGAGTCGACCGCACTACTAACACATTGATTATCTCTAACGAGTACACAGCTACGATTGGTCGAAGAAATTTAAAATTCCAATATATTCACAACGCCAGCGTAGACAGAAGAATAGATCCGTCGACCAGTAATATCATTGACATCTATTTGTTGATTAGAAGTTACGACGAAAGTTATAGAACATATCTCACAGGTGGAACAGATATAGAACCTGTAGCACCTACCAGCGAAGCACTAAGGACTACCTTTGGCACAGCGTTAGCATCAATTAAAAGTATCAGTGATGATATCATATATCATCCTGTAAAATACAAAATTTTATTTGGCGCTAAAGCAGAGCCGCAGTTACAGGCAGTATTTAAAGTAGTAAAGAATCAAAGTCGGTCGATCAACGACAACGACCTCAAAGTTCGAGTGATCACTGCTATCAACAGTTTCTTTGATATTAACAATTGGGACTTCGGTGATAGGTTCTATATGGGTGAATTGACCACATATATCTTAAACACTGTAGCACCGGATCTTGCCAACATAGTTATTGTGCCAAGACAACCTGCTCAATCATTTGGCA